TCTCAGCACTAAGCTGTCTATTGATGTCAGTGAGGAGACAAGCACCACTGCCGTTACCCCCGCAGTTATTAGCGACTCAGCTTTGGAGGATGATGCAGAGATCACAATCGATATTGATCAACTTGGGACCAGCGCCACAGGTCTGAAGGTAACCCTCATCGGCACACGCGCATGATCATTAATCCGTATACTTTTGCCGCCGCCCCAGCCCCGTCTCAACTAATTAACGAGCAGTTCGAGGCACCGGGGGCTACTGGATGGACAAGCAATACCTCGACGGGCTTTTCTGCATGGGCCGACCAGTATGATACGCCACCCGCGCCTATTGTAGGGACCAAATCCTGTCAGATTTTTAGCGCAAATTTAACAAGGGTTAACGCCTCCAAAGATTTTGTGGCTACCTCAAATTGTTACCTCCGCTTTCGTTTCTACTTTGTTAGTAATCCGGGAGCGAATCAGGTTTTTCTATCTTTCAGAAGTTCCTCTAATGCAGCCTTGGCCACTATCCAGCTAGCGGCAGGCTCTGGGAACTTTCGCGCCATTACGGGATCGGGTGCCGCGAATGCTGCACCGACTCCGCCAACAGCCTTAACTTTTTATTACGGGTGGCTTGAATTTGAAAAAGGTGCTCCGGCCACTGTTCGGGCCGGATGGTCAATCGCGGGGACTCGTCCTGCTTGGCCCCCTACAGGGAACGTATCGCCTGCTGGCACCTCTCTCGTTGTTCAAACGACAGGCACCGCTAATAGTGACGTAACACGTCTTCTGTTTGGGAGTATTGCGCTTACAAATTTTAATATAGTCATCGACGACATCCAAGTCCAAAGCACGCCATTTGCATGAAGATTCTCTTCCACACCCCCACGGCAACTCTGAAGCCTTACCCCCGTGCAGACGAGGAGCCTGTCATTGGCCTCGACCCAAGCTACGAAATTTTTGATGTGGTCCAAGAGGCACTTCCTGTTTATGACGAGGCTACGCAATACCTGACAGCAACCGAGACAATCGACGTGCCAGCCAAAACCGTGACTCGGGGGTGGCAGACCAACGCACTCCCAACCACCAAAGTCTGGGCAAATGTGCAGGAGTTCATGGCGGTCTTCACGATGGCGGAGAAAGCAGCTATTGCTCTGAGCGCGGACCCAACCGTAGCGGCTTTACGACTTGAGCTTTCGACGTGGCTTTCCGAAGTACACGCAGACGATGAGCGTGTTGTGCTCGGGCTTGATAAGCTCGTTGAGCTAGGTATTATCGCGCAAGATCGCAAGGACGACATTACCACTATTTAGCTATGAATGACCACCACATCACCCCTTTCGTTGGCTCTTTTATCGCTTTTATGAGCACCGTCGCGACCATGGCGGAAATGGAAGCTTGGCTCAAACTTTTATCACTCGCAATCGGGACACTAGCTGGTATACTTGGATGTCTCTCAGCAATCAAGAATCTACGAAAATGAAAACCTATCTACTCAAAAACTGGAAAACTTCACTTGTCGGCGTATTCGCTATTCTCGCCGTGATCACCTCAACTTGGCTCCCGCAGTTCAAAGACGAGCTTGACACCGTCGTCGGTGTCCTTGTCGGACTTGGACTGCTTGCAGCTAAAGACGGCGACAAGACTGGAGTCTAACCAAACGCAGGGTAAGGAGCGACCTTCTAAATCGTAGCCTACAGCGGTGTGCAAGTCCCGCCCTTGCTCCACTTTTTATGCTTGTCCTCCTTGACCTGCTCACCCTAGCCTTGAGAGTTTGGCTTGCGGTCAATGCCTCAAAACCTTTTCAACGACTCTATGAAATTGATCGTGAGATTTACCGTCTGTCTATTAACGCTACTGAATCTATGCTGCTGCAAATCGAAGCCCTTGACCGAGAGCGCAGAGTCCTTGATAAACTCGTCGGCACTTTACACGCCGACCTCTGTGACAAGCATTAAAGGCGCGCAGTACCAGTTTGGTGAAGGCGCCTGGACGGGAACGGGGGAGCACCTCTATTCTCAAGCGGCATTCACCCGCGCACTAACCATAGGAAGAAGCAAGTAACGCTATGACCAAAACGGAAATCGTCAGAGAATTCATCACACGGTTTCCCGATGTGGAGAATCGCACCCTCGCACGGCTAATGCTCAAAGAGCACCCAAAGGTTTTTTTATCCGTTGAATCGGCTCGCGATATTGTGAGAAAACTCCGAGGGGCAAAAGGGACGCATCAGAAAAAGTACGTCGCAGACAAATCCCTGTTTAAACCTATCGGCTGGCAACAGAACGTCATGCCGAAGACGCACGCCACGACGCGCAAGCCTGTCGTCCTCGACGGTGCGCTGAAGGTTCTAATCTTGTCAGATATCCACATCCCTTACCATGACGAGGTGGCAGTAGCAGCGGCTATTGCCCACGGCAAAAAGAAGAAACCAGATGTAGTCATCCTCAACGGGGACATCGGCGATTTCTATGGGGTATCTCGGCACGACAAAGACCCTCGCCGATCACTAGCTGATGAGCTTGATGCGATCCGCCAATTTCTTTTCCATCTCCGCAAGCAGTTTCCTGATGCTCGTATCCTCTACAAAATTGGAAACCATGAAGCGCGGATGGAGATGTTTCTCGTCAAGAATGCGCCAGTCCTTCTCGGTGTCGCGGATTTCGAGCTTCCTGTGTTGCTCAAGTTTGCTGAACTGAATATTGAGCTGGTCCCCTCACTGACGCTTATTCGGTTAGGCAACCTCCCCATCTACCACGGTCACGAATTACCACAGGGCATGTCGTCTCCCGTTAACCCTGCGCGTGGTATTTGGATGCGCGTGCAGGAGTCTCTAATCTGTGGGCATTGGCACCGAACCAGTGAGCACACCGAAAGCACTGGTCTGAACAAGAAACTTTCGTCCTGTTGGAGTGCGGGTTGTCTCTGTGATTTGAGTCCTGACTACGCAATTGTGAACCGCTGGAACCATGGATTTGTCTGGGTAGAAACTCAGGCAGATGGCAACTACGAAGTGTCCAATCACAAGATCATCAACGGGAGGGTTTACTGACCCATGAGAGTTATTTGCATCGACCCTGGACACGGTATGTCCAACCGCAAGCCTCTCGTCTATGACTCGGGTGCCGAAAGCAAAGGCTACACCGAAGCGGCTATCGTGATGGAGTATGCCAATGTGCTTCGCTTAGAATTGGTCACCCGAGGCTTCAAGGTTGTGCGAACCCGAGTGGATCACAAAGATCCTTGCCCGGTATCTCGACGAGACGACATCGCTAAAGCCTACGGTGCTTTGTGCATGATCTCACTCCACTGCAATGCCGCTGACGGTAATGCTCGCGGAACAGAGACTTTCTTCCGTGGTGAAGATGATCGCGCTTTCGCTCAAGTGTTGAACACGGCCATCGTGAAGGCTATGGGAACCAAAGACCGAGGTGTGAAAACTGAAAAGGATTCACAGCACTCATCTCTAGCAGTCATGGAATTTGACAAGTGCTGGTTGGTAGAACTCGGTTTTATCGACAACAAAGAAGACCGTGCTCTCATGCTCTCAACGACAACTCGCCTTGCCGTTTGCAAAGCGATAGCGGATGCGATTGCGGTAAAGTTTGCTTGATTTGGTCTGTGCTTCAGATATGGAGGGGGCCTACGAAAAAACAAAATGACACACTTCAAAAAGCCAATCATCGCCTTCACAGGACTCGCTCAATCTGGAAAAACTACCGCAGCGAAAGCCTTCATGTCTATCGGGTACGATCAAATGTCCTTTGCCGGACCCTTAAAGGCAATGGTGCAATGCTTGACCTCCTGCACGGACAAGGAAGCCAGACCGCCTGCTCTTTGTGGGAAGTCTCTCCGCGAAGTTTACCAGTCCTTGGGGACCGATTGGGGGCGCAAGATGGTCGGGCAGGACATCTGGATTCTCGCAGGGCGTGCTCGCATCGATACGCTTCTTGGGGATGTCGAAAGCGACATTATCCGTGGCATCGTGATCGACGACATCCGCTTCGACAATGAGGCGGAATTGGTCCGAAACATGGGCGGGGTTGTCATAGAGATTACCCGTTCCAGCATCCCTCAAATGGATCATGCTTCCGAAGCAGGTATCTCTCGCGACCTGATTGACTTCAGCTTTGCCAACGAAGGGGACATATTGACCCTACAACACCAAGTTCGGGACTACTTGCTAGTGCGTTGAAAAAAGAGTAGGTTTCTGTCAACATGACCTCTGCAAATTCCGCTTCTAAGCTACTGCCCTCTCAGCGGGTTCCGTTTACTCCGTTGAGCACGGACGTTTTCGTTGTCGAGAGCTTCAATGTTGTCCAGTCACCAAATGATTCAATTCCGGCTTACGGGACACCACACGACACTATCTCCAAGCTCAAGTCTTGGCCGAATCACAAGTTCTGCAACCAGACTCAGGCGGACGAGCAGGGCAATTATCAGCGTTGGTATGTAGCGGACCAAGGGACGCAGAATCTGTACAACTACGAGATCAGCGATGCGGGGCCGTGGAAGTCCATCTCCCAGACTTTCGTTATTCCGAGAGCGGATTATGTAGCGTTGCCTGCTTCTCCTGCGACAACGTATCCGGCCCCTCCAAACCCTCCGATTGACACCACGGGGTATTCGATCACATCGACCCAAGAACAGAAAATTGGTGAGCCAAAACTCGACAGTCTCTATGTAGCGGTGCAGGTAGTGCGGGAGAAGATCACGGACACGCAGACGCAATATTCCGTCGATCTGGACACGAACGAGGTTCGAGCATCGGTGAGCCAAAAAGTGCCTGCGGGCACCCTTGCCACAGTAGTCGGCCCTTCTGGCACCTACAAAAATGTGGACCCCAGCAACTCCCTTTGGTCCACGGCTACAACAAGGAAAGCTGCGGGGCTAGCAGGCAGTGCGGTAAACGGGGTGGCCTCCAGAACCCTCTTCTACCGCGATAACTACTCTTGGCCGAGAGTTCTCAACTACATCAGCATCCAGGGCATTAATTCTGATCCGAGGGATATTTCTTCCCCAGTCGTTAGCTATTCTTGGTTTCCTGTTTGGCTAGCCGACGCTTTTGACGGGCCATGCGACTACACCTTGGTTGAACGCTGGACTCTTGTAAAACCCGTATTCGACGGCGATGGCGGCTGGAATACTGGCACCGTATGGAACTCAACAACGGTCTATGCACTCAATGCTTACGTCACCTATGCAGTTGGCAGCACCCCCGCTTACTACAAATGCATACAGGCCCCCGCCTCGGTAACCCCGCCTGACGAGGCTCCGCTGTATTGGAAGGAGGTAGCCCCCGAAATCCCCACAGAAACGCCGATGTTGAAGACCGAAATCGTCTTCCGAGGGTCTAACTTGAATATCAGCATCCCTGCCTGCTTACACGAAAGTCTGCGGATCTGGGACACCCAATTTTCGGCAAGTTACGCGGCAACGAACCCACCTCGTTGGCCCGCTACCGTACTGGCCCGCGTCACAGTAGCTCCTGACCAAGGGGGCTATCTGACTCGCATGTTCTATGTGAACTCGCCCAGCACGGCGGGCGTGGCTACGGGTATCCGTTTGGTCCAGACTGCGGGATCAGCGCGTGGATTCACGTTAGCGGCTACCATTGCGCGAGAAGTGCCGAGCACTACTTTAAGGCTTCTGATCTCAACCAGCCCCAATTTTGGCGATGGCAACTTTTTAGGGAGTTACGACGGCTCTTTTATTATGTCGGGCAACCATGTGCTGGGGACGGAAAACACGCTCACAGCGGTTGTTACGGGGGCCACTCCCGGCGTCACCTACTACGCCAAAGCGGTAGCTGTTGTAGGTGGGCTTGAAAGCCGTCTTTGCGTTGCGTCTACGGACCCCCAACCTGAGCTGTCCATTACGGGAAGCGACGTCGCTATTGCAGGGAATGACCCAGATGGTTTTCCCGTTGAGGCCAGCACCGCAGATGACGCACAAGTCGGCTCCCAAAGCACCCTACCGTTGGTGCTAAGGAATATTGGTTTAGAAACTCTGGCTGGATTTTCGGCTACGATCACTTCCGATGATCCGGCCCATGCAGGGATGTTTACTTTTCAGGCACTTCCCGTTTCTATCCCTCCATCAAACGCGAGCGATTGGAGCGTCTTTTTTAAACCCACCTCATTAGGATATAAG